AGATGTTCAAAGAAATCAAATTGTTTCTGAATCTGTTCACCAACTAGTTTGCTGACTGAGTTGTTAACATCATCTCTTAATGTGATTGTGATTGGTTCCCAAGTGTGTTTGCCTGCAATGTATACTCTTGAGTTGTATACATCTAGTGTAACTTGATCAAAACCTAACTGTGGTCTCGTAATGTCCACAACTTGTTTGGTTAATTCTGATCTCGGTGTTGATACTCCAAAACCTTCCAGGATTGCTCTAAAACGATATTGCAGTTTTGGCATCAATAAGCCTTGTGATGCTGAACTTTGATCGTTTGCTAAAGGTACTGTAAATTTTGATAATGTTGATATTGCCATCTGTTTCTCCTATTTATCCAAAATTAGTTCCCTAATTTTGCTATTTCTCCTGTGTTTTTGATTCTTAATGGTATGAAGATAAATTCAACTGATTTCACAGGTTCAATTGCTATATCAACATAAAGTTCATTTCTGTCTATTCTTGTAGGTGTGTTGTTTGTTTCGTCACACACGACTAAGAAGTCAAACAATGCTCTTTGTCCAACTAACTCTAACATAAAGGATTCGATTGCTTGTTTTATTTCGTTCCTTGTTAAGCCATCATTTGGTTCAAAAATAAACGGTTTTGCTATGGCATCTAATTGATTTCTTAGATACACTGTAAGTCTTGCTACGTTTATTCTATCTAGTGCCGATGGTGCTGATGTTTTAGTTAGGTTACCAAAGTTTACAATACCTGCTCCTGAGAAGAAAGTAATTGGATTTATTTTGACATCATGCATTGTATCTCTTATTGACTCCGTAACAGATATCTGAGAGAATTCACCTTCACTGTCAATAAATCCGACTGCTGTTGCATTAGTTACAACACCACGTCTTGTACCAGCTGGTGCAAACCATTGGAATGCAATATCATCATTGTTAGCAAAAGTTCTCAACATCATGTGTGATGGTGGTACTACAATTGAGTTTCCACCGTTGTCTGTAGATAATCCTGACGGATAAAACATACCTAGATATTCACTTGCGGTTACTAATCCATCTTCGCCGTCAACTGTTGCACCTGCTGAGTTATTTGCATAGTCTTGAATTGCTGTGGATGTTCCTTCTAATCTAAAAGGTGTATCACCAATTACAAATGCTGTTGTGTTACGATCAGTGTTCAAAGCAACCATGTTTGAAATTACTTCTGGATAACCAGGACAAGCAATAACATTGTAACCTCTTTGGTCTTCTCTAATTGCTTGGTTAGTATCTATTTCTGATTTCAGTTGTTGCACAACAACTTTTCTTTGTGCTTTTCTTCCAAAAGTTCCTGACCCATCTTCTTTGTTTGCAGATTTTGTTACCCATCTGTCTGGATAGTAACCACCTACAGATTCGTTATTGAATCTAGGGTTTCCTAATCCACTTGAACCTGAACTTGGATATTTTGTTTGATTAATGTAATTGTTTTTGTATTCTTTTACATTGAATCCAGAACGTCTAGTGTTAAACAACAACATTCCTTGAGGATATAGTGCTGGATCTGGTGCATCAGGATCTAAGAAGTTATCACTTAATAAATCTTTGATTGAACTAGCTGTCCCAGCCGCTGTAGAATTGTTAGCGTTCTTTTCTGTTGATGTGTGATATCTAGCATCAGCAAAAAGTATACCATCTTCAGTGGTTTGATCAGTTTTATCAACTAACTCAAATGCCGCACCAGTTGTTGTTACTGCTACTTGGTTGGCTGTGTTAGTTGAACTGATTGTTGCCGCTGTGTTATATTTGTAAAGTTTTGGATAGTTTTCTAAATCACTAGTGTCAATCCATAAATCGTTATTGACAAGCGGTGTACCATCTGATTGTGTAGTTGGTGCCGTGGCACTAAACTGTGGACCATTTGGATCTGTTGCTGAATAAGCATTTTTGTATCCAATAAATGTTGTTCCATTGTGTGCTAAAATATCAGCTTCATCAATCTTAGTGTCGTACCATAATTTACCGTCTGTTGGTTCACTTGTTGGTTCACTTGTACTAGCTGTGTAACTTAATCTTTTGAAGTTAGTAGCTATGACTTCGTTACCCACAGTTGAATCTTCCGAATCACCTGTTGGTGCAACATATAAGTTGTCAATTAGTGTTGTTGAATTTGCAGTGAATCCACCATATGAATGAGCGGCACTTGTTCCAAAGCCTGCATCATCAAGTGGGGTACCACTTGTGTTGTTCATTCTAAATTCACCACCTAATTTATGTTTGATGCTGATAGCACCTTTGAACTCACCTTCAGTGATAATTGATGCAACTAAATTAGTAAATCCTGCCGCGGCAAATGCTGTGACAAAATCTTCTGCATCACCTAATGTAGAACCATCACCTGAAGTCATTGTAACTGTTTTTGCAGTGTCTAATGCTTCTTGATTTTTTAATGATTCTCTAACTGTAAAAGTTTCATTTGCTGTGAAACTTGGGAAAGTTGTTTTAGAATTAATAATTGTTTCGCCACCTTCGTATCTAAAGATTTGAAAGTCACCTACATTAGTTGTAGTGTCATCTTGTCCACCTACACTTTGTTCTGTAATGTTGAATTGTGTGTATAAATCACCAACACTTAAACCTGTTCCACCATTTGTTGGGTCAAGTTTGAATATTGCTTGATGATTTGTAGCGTGCAATGGAGCAGATACTGCTGAGAATGCACCTGCTGATGAGCTGTAAAGTTTTACACTTATGTTCGCACCTGAATTTGCAGATGTTGTTTTGAACCAAACAGATCCGTTAGGTCTGTCTTCGTCTGCTGTTTTCCAAGTTGGTCTTGATGTGTGTGCCGCTTGTAAAAATTTAGGACCTTGTGCTGTGCCGGCTGTGATTCCAAGTTCAGCCAATAGTCCTGAACCTTCTTCAAATCTAATTGTGTTAAATCCTGCTGTAGAGTCACCAAATCCTAAACCATTATGGAATATTTCTAGAGCACTTGTTGAAGTGTTGATGCTTGAAGATACTCCTGGAATACTAGCATTGTTGATAGCTGTGTTGACATCTGATAATGCTGTGCCACCTGTTGTGACCTGTACTCCGTTGATCTGCATGGTTGCTGATCCAGTTACAGTTGTTCCTGATGCTACTGTTTTTACAGGTAGTGTTAAGTGCCAAGCACTTGAACCCAAATGCACCCAAGTGTTGCTGGCAGATTTTTTGTAAATCTTGTTGCTTACATGAGTTGTATTAATTGCGTAGTCACCTTGTGAACCAATGTTTGTTTTTGGTGCACCTGTTGAACTGTTTCCTACCAGGTCAGAAACTGATGTAATCAACGTTGGTGTTTTTGCTGTGAATTTTTGATCTGTTTGTGACCATTCAAATATACCATAAGAGCTTGATGCAAGGTCAAACCAGTATGTGCCGTCTGTTGGTCTTACAGTTGGAGGATTTGCACTACCAATTAAGTCTGCTGTGTCAACATTCGCTCTTAACACATAGGCTCTGTTAGCAACGCCCAAAAATGAGTATGCCGCTTGTAATCCATACTCGTTCAATTCATATCCGTGTAAAGGATTGCCTGAAGCATCTTGATAAAATTTTGGATCTCCAAATGTTTCTGTTAATTCTCTTTGTGATGATATTAGATATGCAGTGTTGGCGTTTGCAGTTTCTGTTCCTGCCGCTGTGCCTGAGCCTGCACCATTCTGTTTGTCTTGACTAGATGCTACTATAAAAAGAGGTGTTGTACCCGCATCTGATGGTACATAGAAACTTTCGTCTATTACACTTACCTCTACTCCTGGTGATGATAATGCCATTTTTCGTAATCTCCTTGCAAGTTATACGTATATAGATTATTTATTCAATCGTTCGGTTTTTACGACAAAATTTACCATTTTTAGGTCCCTATATAGGCGACGTAAATAGTGTATATGGATAAGAACATAAGACCTTTGTGTACGCAGTGTAAAACTAGACCAAGAGCATATGCTTACAAAAGATACAACAAGATATATTGGAGAAGTTTGTGTGATAGATGTAACCGTATCAAAGCAGATAAGAAAGTTGGCGGAGTTACTGTACTTCAACGATCTGGGTATAAAAAACTCAAAAAATGTGAATTATGTGGATTCAAAGCACAGCATCAAGCACAACTGGATGTGTTATTTCTTGATGGAAATCTTAGGAATGTATCAGAATCAAACTTGAAAACGGTTTGTGCTAACTGCCAAAGGTTGAGCAGTGTTCGTAGACTGGGCTGGCGTGTGGGCGATCTTATTGCCGACGATTAAGCTATCTACTTTGTTGTAAAGGTCCTGTAAAGTGCCATCATTTGTAATAGTAATATCATAATCACGTTCTAACCAATCCCACTCAGATTGATGTGCACCTTTGGATTGCATTTCTTTTTTAGTGGGCATATGTCCACGCTGTACACAAAGTATAATGCCACCATGTGCTTTTATAGTTTTCATTTCATTACTAAATCTAGTATCTGATATTACTGTATTTTGTCCTTTGTATCGGCCCATACAACTGTCTAGCCATATACCATCATACATTTGTCCACGCATTACTTCTGTTCCAAAATGCTGTAGAACCCACCTTGGTGTAACAGGTTTCCCTAATCTTTCACTCCAATAAGCATCGGGCTGTTCTCGCCAATGTCTGCTTGATACAGTATCACCTTCTAACATTTCTCTATCCCAGTTAAACATGGCGGCCACAGCATCTTTTAAACTTTTAGCAAAACTGTCTTTTATATACCCGTGTTGTTGCACTAGTCTTTCTGCTACTGTGTCTTTACCAGAACCTATCAGCCCTACAATTCCTATTAGCATCTATTGATTATACTTTTTTTTGACTGGTTTTTCAAGTATTTTTTTTACAATTTCATACCAGTATACGCCGCTTGATCTTAATTGTGTATTTTGTTTTCTAAGCCTGTTCAATTTTCTTTTTACAACAGTAAACTTTTTTGCTGTCATGTTTGGATCGGTAGAAAGTTCTGCAATGATTTCATCAATCACAGGGCAACTGTATTCTGGAATTTTGGGGGCACGGGCCTTAATTGTTTTTAAGGAAAAAATTTTCATTTAAATTCCTTGCAGTTTTGGATTATTTGGTGCTAGTATATTTTTTTCAGCTCTAGGTCTTGACAAAGGTCTTTCCATTTGTTTTTTATGAATGGCTTTGTGTGCCTTAGCAGTTTTGATTTTTTTACGAGCGATTTCAAAATCTTTGAAGTTCATAACACTCTCCTTTTTACAGTTAAGTGCGTTCCTTCAACTTTTGTCTACTTCCGTCCCCATGGGATGAACGTATAATTATTTATTAAATTAACTATTCTTTAAACGTTTTTCTATTTCTTTTTTGGCCTCTCTAGCAGATTCTATAATTTGACGTCTTATGCTTTTTTTATTTTCTTTTAAAGCGTGAATGCTCATTCTTTCCAAATCCTCAACAACATTTTCTAGTTCTTCAAGAGTAAGATCTGCATAGGTTTTGTAACGGTCTTGTTCTAACATACCGTTATTATTTAAAGTGATTTGTTTTAGAATTAACCAATAACAAAACTGTGAGGTGAGCCACCTTCTGCAAAATTGCCAATTTCGTTGTCTAGTCTTTCCATTTCAGCAAGTCCTGACGCTTTCAATTCAGCACCATTAAGTGTTGTGCCTCCTTGCGGACCTGCAATGGTGTTGAATTTACCTCTTGCTTCGCCTAACATTGTTTTGGACACTGCAAGTGTATAATCTCTAATCCATGGTTTTGCATATATGTCTTTGAAAAGTGTTATGTCAGGTCTAAAATTATCAGTATGCATTAAAACTGTTTCTGAATCTGCTCTAGGTCTTTGTGTGATTGTTAATTTTTTGGTAGCAACATCGTAATGGAATTGTATGAATGAACCAAACAATTTACCTACTAATTCTTGATAAGAAGCAAAAGCATAATAAGTGGCCAACCCACCTGTAGCACCTGCTCTCAATAGGTATGTATTTGTGTATGCTAAATTGAATGGTTCAAACAATGTACCACCTTCGCCACCTTCAGTCCTTGAACCTACAGTTCTTCTATGTAATCTTCTGACATTTATAACTTCATCTGGTAAAATATATGTGTTTTGATCTTCTTTCAACTGTAAAAAAGCATATGACTCTTCCACAGCATTTGAACTACGCTGTCTGTATCTATCTATGGCTCTAGTTAGCGCCGTTTGATAGTGTTTAGGGTCTAATTCAACGTCAATCATACCCTCACCTAGATTATTTTTTACATAATCAAATATTTCTTGTTGACCTGTTTGAAGTTCTGACATACACATATTTATAGGTTTGACGTATGCAATAAATATGTATGATATGCCAAGATTATCCATTTTTAAGCCTGAGAAAGGCGCCGACTATAAATTCTTTGATCGCAACATCAAAGAGATGTTTACTGTGGGTGGAACAGATTTACACTTTCACAAATACATAGGGCCTTACGATCAAGGAGACACAAACAAAGACGGAGAAGCTTCTCCAACACAACCACAGTATTCTGGTGACAGTCTAAATGAAAGAACCATACAAGATTTACTATTTTTGGAAAATAGAGATAGAAAATATGACGCTGATGTATACACAATTCGTGGAATATACAATGTTCAAGATATAGATTTCAATCTTTCACAATTTGGAATGTTTTTACAAAATGATACATTATTTGTGACTGTGCATTTAAATGACAGTGTTGAAAGATTAGGAAGAAAACCAATGAGTGGTGATGTGATTGAGTTTCCACATATGAAAGATGATTTCAGTTTAGACGAATCCATACCAATTGCATTGAAAAGATATTATGTAGTAGAAGATGTAAACAGAGCCGCCGAAGGATTTTCACAAACATATTGGCCACATTTATTAAGATTGAAATTAAAATCATTAGTAGATTCTCAAGAATACAGAGACATTTTAGGTGACGCCACAACTACTGGATCTTTGGCAAGTTATATGTC